TTGTTTTTGCCTTATAGATTGTTTCTCCTACTCTTACAAGATCGTTAACAAAGTAAGTTGATGCTGTACTGTATGTTCCTCTATAATCATTATCGTTAGATAACACAAAGTCATCAGTGCTATTTTTGTCAAATATATAAATTCTTCCTTCGTTAAGTTCGGTTTTATCACCTCCAGCAGATACAAATAACTTATATGTGCTTGAGTCTATTTGAGCAAACTTAATTTTAGTTCCTAACTTTCTGTTCGGAGCAGAATTAGGTACTGTATAATATCCTTTCAAAGCAAAGGTTAATTCTTTTCTTTCATATATAGCAAACGTTCCTTCTTTATCCAAATTAGAACTGTATCCACCTGTTGATAATGGAATATTATACGTTCTGTTCCAATCTAGATTCAAAGGTCCTGGCGGGTTAGCTGAATCTTCAACTCCTAGTATTGTTCTTGTATTGTAAATCCAGTATTCTCTGTCCTGTAAAAATATAGCTGTACCAACTTGTATATTTTGTCCTTTATCAACTACTAGCATTACACCTGCTGTTGTATTTTCTAAATGTGAACTACTGATAGGTCCTATTGTTCTTACTGTACTATCATTTTCGACAAATGTCATACTTGATGTTTCGCCAAAGTCAACACCTTTACTAAATGTACCGTTTCTATTTTTTAAATAAATTCTTATTGTAGCAAATTCTCTCTGTATGTAAGCTACCTCTGCTGTACTTCCTGTAGTAGAACAAGTAACAGTATCCCCAATTTGTGGTAGGAATGGATCTCCACTAAGATCAAAATTTGTAAGTCTTACAATACAAAAGCCATTCCAAATATCAGCTATCGTATGTTCAGTATTATTAAGATAATCGAAACTTAAATTTAACACAGGTTCTGGATCTTGTCTAACTCCATTGTCATATAAAGTGTTTGCCCACATTCTGAATTTATCACCAACTTGATATGTTGCTCCATGTTGTAATTCTGTTCTGACAAACCATCTTGTATCAATTACATTAGACGATGTTGCTCCGTTGTAATAACTTAAAATACCGTAAAATGAATTCCTTGCGGGTTCAGTGGTTAATTGTTGTACAACTGTATCTAGAATATTTGTAAAAGGACTAGGTGTGCTAGGCGCACCTTCTTCTGCTAATGTTAAATCTTGTACTACTAAATTAGGATTCGTTTCTACTAAATTGGTTGAGCTGAATGTACTACCTACAGCAATTTGCCACCAACCTGTATGATAGTCATCGCCTATATGATTCACTGTCGTAAAAGATCCAACAGTAACATTGTTTCTTTGTACTGTGCCTGAAGTTTGTAATTCTCCATTTACATTATTAAGATATAAAATCATTTTGTTGTCTGAATCTATAAATCTATATGCTACGTTTGCTCTAGCAGTTTCCGTTGTAATTTCATCTCCTACATCTGGTACGTCAAGAGCACTAATAACTTCTATAACCATTTTGACTTTATTAACAATGACATGATTGCCATTTATAAACGCTTGATTTACAATAGCGTCATTGTTAAAAGGAGATACACCTGATAAAGCACCAGTCTTGTAAGCATTCCATTTTAATGTTAGAATATCACCTGCTTTACTAGCTTCCCATTGTTGTGTTTCTGCTCTAATTAAAATATGGTCTGTACTAGCATCTGGCATACTATGATTACCACGCATCATATAGACTATCGTTGGATAGTCTTGTGTGTTCGCATCATAATCGTTTTCTGCCGCTTGTGCGTTTGAAGCATGGTTAATACAACTCTGTACAGCTTGAGATTCTATTGCTCTATCAGCTTGCCAAAGTTGTTCTTTATAAAGTACAACATCACCTTTTACATAAGCAGTTTGATTATTATAATCTCCTTTGTATGAACTTTTAGTATTTGAAGCTTGTGGAGAACCAACTGCTAACCATTTACCATCAGGACTCAAAGCGGCGCTAGTTCCAAAGCCTCCGTTTTGATCAAAGTAAAAAGCATCTTCATCTATTTGTTGTAATAAGCTATACTCTGTTGCTTCGCTTGGCCTATTATAGATATACACACTTCCATTTAAATCTTTCGGAGCGGTAACCGCCATTAGATTATTTTGATCATTTACGCTTATACTTGAACCAAAATCTTTTTGTGTACTGTCTAATAATCCTGCTGTTGTGTTAACAATGTTAGGTTTAAGTTCATATACCTGTTTGTAATTCAAAACAAGCCACTTTCCTGTATCATCATCGTCTACCCAGATTCTATCTGAGCTTAAATTTTCACTACCAATTGAAAAAGCTCTAGCACCTTCGCCTTCTATACTATCATTAGCTTCACTTAATTTTGTTAATCTAACGTTTTTAAATCTTGTAATAAATCCATTTGCTGTAGCTGTAGCTGTAATATTTTTTGTAGCTTCGTGTTCTAATGTAATTACATTTAAAGATATTGCTTTTATTTTGTAATAACCATCAGTATCTGTATCAATGTCGTTTACAGCTATGATATCTCCTATTTCAAAATTTGTGGCTTTATCTAAAGTTATTGTAAATGAATTGTCTGCGGTATCAGTCGTGCTTTTAATTTTATATTCTGTTGGAATATATTTGTACACTCCCCAAGTCTTTTGCGACTTATCTATCGCAGTCCATACATATTCTCCGCCTTTTAAGTTTCCTAAAGTTTGTGTGCTTAGATCTGTATAATTTAATAATTGTAAGTTTACATCTAACGGATTTACATATCCTGCTGATTTAACAAACATGGTCTCATCAGAATAGTATTTTGTAGGAAATGGTTTGTGATCATAATTCTTAGATTTAGCATACACTCCGTTCCTATCAAGCCTGTAAACAAGACTGGTATCTTTAGGATTTACTTCATCTACTAATTCAACAGGTTGTGGTTCTAATCTATACTTTTCTTCATCGAATAATAATTCAAATTGATCATTTCCTTCTGTGGCACCGTAACGTCCTGCTCTGATAGCCCATTCTTCAAAATATTCTATACTTTCTTTATTGGCACTTCCAAGTTTATCAAACAATTTGTTTAAAACATTTTTAGTTCCTTTGTCTTGAATCATTCCTTGGAAAAATTTATATTGACTTACATCGTCTGGTATTATATTTTCAAGATACTTTCTTTTTTGATATCCTATTAAATGTTGTGCCAACTTTTGCTGTTCAATATCAAAGTTATCACTGTCAAGGTCATAGAAATCAGAAAACTGTCTTGCTTTGTAATCAAGATTTGGAAGTAGTTGTTGTTCAGGCTTTCCGTCTAATAATACAAAGTTTTTTGATTCAAATCTTTGTGTTCCAGATACATTAGTATTAGCAACATAATAAAATTCTTTGTGTTGAATTATATCACCTATTTTGTAATCTTGATATGATGTCCATTCGTTAATAAACGCATCGTCAAATACAAACCCAGGAACATTCAATGATCCGTTCCAATCGTCTGATCTATATCCTTTTACTTTTATTCTTTCTTGTCTATATCCTTGCGGACGATTATATATCACATCATTGAATACTGTGGTGTTATCTATCACTATGGCATGTTCAGTTTGTACTACCGGCACCTTAAGATGATATATACCTTGGTCTGTATTCTTCACATAGATACCAAATTGGTTGGTATTATCTCTTTCTGTTGTAGCAAAGTCTGCTAGTAAACGTTTTCCATCAGCTTGTAGTAAACTGTAATCATAGAAGTTATCATAAATGTCATCTACCACAGTAAACGGTTTTTCAAAGTACACCTGCCTAGCAGAAGGACTTATTGTTAATACAGCTCCCTCATCCCAGTTTTGTGTTGACCAAAACATAAATTCTTTAGCACTCAAAGCCCAGTTTTCAATTTCTTCAAGATCTTTGTTAAATGTGTTAAATTGAAATCCTACTGTTGTAAGATACTTTTCATATCCAAGAATTAAATCCACTACTCCTTGGATATCTTCATATACAGTACCATAATCAATTTTTTGTATTACATTATCAAAAGTTTTAGAGAAAAAAGCATCTGCTCCACCTTCGGTTGGTAATTTTTCTAATCTAGTAAAGAAGTTTAAATCAATAGACCCGCCCGAAGTATGTCCGGTGTTTGTTCTATAAAATACTCCGTTGTTCTCTACAATTTGTCCTATACTGTATGTTTGTCCATTATCAAAGGTAACAAAATCTTCACTTATTCCGCCAACATTTACTAAAATATCATTTTGTTTTCGTATTACAGGATATGTGGGAAAATATGGCCTATCTTTGTCGTAACCTTTTACTACAAAGCCAGTTGGTACTTTTTCTATAATCATACCACTGTAAGAATAAACATCGATAGGAATACTCTTTGTAAGTACGACTTTATAGTTTTCTTCAGGAACAAATACATTACCTTCGTTATTTGGATTTCTGCTATCTAAAATAAGTCTGAATTTATTTTTTTGAGTAAAGCCCCCTATCTTATGACCTAACTTATTTTCTAAACTTGTCAGTCTATTTTGATAAGTTTTAAACGTTACATCTTCATTTCCTATCAAGTAACCTTGCATATAGTTTATTAAACCAGAAGTAAAAACTCTAGTAGAATCACTAGGTACATTAGGAAACTTTAGATCTTTTAAATTTAATCTTTTAGAAGTGTCTGTGTATACAAGTTGACCTGCTAAATTACGTGCTATTCTACTTCTATCAAATGCTACGCCAAATAATTGAGCTGGCTGTCTAAGCATCCAAGCTCTAATAAAAGCAAAAGGATAATGAGAACTTCTTCTCCAGGCCGTTTCTACAGGACCTTCGTCTCCGAATACAAAGTTATCATCATAATTACTTGCTATTCCCCCTCTCAAATATCCTGTGGCAACAGGATCCAAAAGATCTCCTTGTGAATTGACAGGAATATATTTTGTAAGATCCTTAATCTTAAATTTTCTTCTGTAAATAATTTTTTTATTAGGTTCCCTAACAATACCCTTTTCTAAATCTCCCCAAAGTAAAAGATTATTGCTTGTGTATGGTGCTAGACCATAAGCGGTGTCAAACCAAGAAGGTTTAATTTTGTATCCAAGACATTCCCAAGGATGTGTATGCGGTCTATCAGTATTATAAAAGTCTTTGTAAATTGCTCTCCAACCTCCTGGAACAGCATTGTTGTCAGGATCGCCATGTTTATAAAAATTCAAACTAAAATTGTTACCGTTTTTATAGAATGTATTAGTTGTGTAATCAGGATTTCCAACAGTTTCTAACCAACGATTGAAATCTGCTATCATAATATCAGAAGTCTTGTATCTATCAAATGCGGTAGGCTGTGATTTTGTGTTTAAAAAGTCTTGTATATCTAATATGGATTCATTATAATCTATTTTTATGTTATTGTAGATCCTTTTTTCAAGATCAAGAATAAGGTTATCTCTATAATCACCATAACATCTCCAAATAGATCCATCATGCCCTTGTATTACTGGTCTAGCCGCGGGCCATTCTTCAAACAAATTACTATCATTATCAGCATGATTCATAGAACTATTAGGCATAAACCATAATCTATTATCGCCAGCAAAAGTATGCGTATGAGCAATACCTGTGCCACCATTTGTTTTATCATACTGTTGAGCAGATACTTCGTCTGTAAATAACGGATAAAACCAACCTACTTTATTTTTGTAAGATTTTGTAGTTGTAGAATCTCTACCATATATTTTATAAGGACCTGCGGAGTCTGGAACTTCAGAAATGTATGTTGTGTCTAAACTTATTTCAGGAATAAATTTAGGATACAAACCTAGTTTTGTAGGAGTCGGACTAATCCAACATCCGTCAGTAGTTTCATATTCATATACTTTTAATATTTGATCTGCCACTACCGGTATTTTTAATTCAACAAACGCATCAGGATCAATTGAATAGTCAATATCTTTTACTAATTGCTTATCATCAAGATATACTAAAATAGCCTTTTCGTTTAATTGACTAAAACTTACAGCTCTAGTTATAGGAAAAATAGTTTGCGATGAATCTTCTATCTTAAATTCTGCTAATGTATCTCCGCCAAAAGGAACCATATCACTAAAATAAAATGGATCTTGTTTTGTATTTGTTTCAAATATTTTATCAAGTATCTTATCTACATGTATTTTTGTGTCGCCATTGAATCCTAGTTCATTAGCAACTTTTAAAAACTCTCTTTTGAATTTTATGTATTCTAATCCAGCATAATTTACAGCTCTGTTCATATCAAATTCTTTAGTCGTAAGATTGAACATTGGCAAGTTTATTGGGCCAGTATGTTGAACAAATTTAAGTCCAAACTCAGAAGTTGGTCCTAGATCTCTAAGATTTCCTACTCCAGGATACACACCTTCAAAGTCACTTACATTACTGATAATGCTATCAACATGATCAATCACTTCTCCTAATGTAAATGTAACAACATTTTCATTCATAGGATTTTTTTCTAAATTAATAGGAAACTTGTAGTGTCCTCTTTGATTTTTAGCTGTGCTAGATTTTGTTTCGATTACAATTTTTTTGTCGTCTTCAAGATCTGTTAAAAATCTTACATAAGCATATCTGTTAATTCTGTCAATGGTATAAGTAGTATCTTCTTTTTGTAAAACATTATCCACAAAAACACTTACTTGAAGATCATTCAAGTCACCACTGTTGTCATATACGTCTATAATAAAATTATTGTTTCTTGGTCCAGTAGTATATTGTTTTACTACAGGTTGCGAGGAAAGTTTTTTAGCCTTAATCCAACCTGTGACATTTGAGTAATTGCTTATATCTGTGTACTTACGTAATATTCCAGTATCGGTGCTTGCCGTTATGACATCAGCTACTTGATCATAAGTGTATGTTTCACTTAACAAATTAAAATCAAAAGTTATATCGCCACTATTTTCTATTGTTCTATATGATAATGGAAAGCCTAACTCCGTATCGTTTGTACCAGTGCCTACTTTGTAAGAAAATAATTTATTTCCTTTAAAGGTGCTTCCTTCTAAAGCATTAAGAGCAGTTCCAGAATCGTTATATAGGTCAAACAATGGAGGCTGATTGATTTCTGTTTTATTTTGTCCTAATTTCCAAGATGTACCTGTGTAATAATAAATTTTACCTTTATTTTTATCGCCAGATTTGACTAAAACAGTTTCGTTTGCGATAGGCGCTGTGTCAGTAGTTTCTACCAATGTAATTTGATTGTTACTATTTTGACTTATAAATTTTACTTCATAAATTTTTCCGTTTACAAAACTATCTGGATCAGCTGTAAATAATACACGCATTCCTTGTACTAATTCTGTGCCATCAACAAAATATCCTGGACTTCCTTCTATGTTAGAAAACACATCTGTGGTAACAGTATCAATTACATCTACAGATTTTTTAGCAAAAGTTCCAAAGTCATAAAGTTTTAAGCCAGCATCAAATTCAATAATAGGTCTAATTGCTCTAAAGTTTTGATCTAACACAGTGGCTACTTCATTTATTTTTGCTGTGACATCTATTACATTCTTGTGTGTCCATTTGTTATATCTAGACCACTGATTTCTATCTTTGGAAGCTCTATTAATTACAACATAATCTTTTTTATCGGCATAGGAAACAGCATCATCAAAAGGAAAATCATCAAAGCCTCCTTGATCGAATTCAATATCTTGATCCTGTAGATATCCTGCTGTAATTTCTATATCAGATTCTGATATAAGTTGTATTGAATCTCCGACTCCTTCAACATACCAGTAGCCTTCTCCGTATTTTGTAGGATTTAAATTTCCATAAAATTTTAACTTCATTCCGTTTGATAAATCATATCCATTGGTCATTGTGTATGATTTTTTGCCAATTATATCTTTATCAACATCTAAGAATGTGTTATCAATAATATCTTTTATTATAATAAGTCCTGATGCTTCTATATTATTTGAATCTACATAATATAAAATCGCAGGTGATTCTAAGTCTACTGTAAACTCTAGTACTCCATCTTCTGTTTTTTGTCCTGTAATCCCTTTGGTATAAAGATTATTATCATTTGTAATATCCACAGACGTCCTAATACTAAAAGGCATATCTACTGTGTCTACTTCAAATCGATATGTTTGTCCTTTGTATAAAGTTAAAGTAGGATTACCTGTAGGGTTATCTTGGTTAAAAACATAAGCATCATTATCTAGATTAACTTGCTTTGTTACTTTGTATGTGCTTTTGACATTTCTAAATGATCCATATACCGGTATGGCATCCGGGCCGCCTGGCAACCAATAATACTCTCTAAAGTTTGTAAACTTATCCCAATTAATGTGTGGGTTCCAAGCATAATATTCTTGGGAAAACATATTGTCGTGATTTGAAGTATCAACGCCACGAATCTTTATGCTGTTGTATAAATCTCTATAATCTCTGTAGAAAACATTATTACCAACGGAATCATTAATTACAGAAACAGGTTCTAATTGATATTGATCTCTATCTAAACTTATTTCAGATACGTAATTGTCACTAGCCTTAAAGGCCTTGGCATCTTTCCTACCTACGTATCCGTCGACCTTTTCTACGCTACCTGGCTGTACTAATTGATCTAAAGTGCTTGATAAGAATTTTTTATTTGCTACTGTGCGATAATAACGTGGCAGTAAATCGGCAGACTTTCTTTTATTTTTATCTGCGTCATTTACTGGAATAGCATTTTCATCTTGTGCCATTAGTATCCATAGCCTCCGCCGCCTCCGCCGGAACTACCGCCTCCACCGCTAGATCCGCCGCCACCTGAGTATCCACCGCCACTTGACGATCCTCCTCCGCTTGATGATTGTGAAGTTCTACTTGTGCTACTTGTAGTGGTGCTTGTGCCACTTGTAGTAGTTGTTGAAGTGGCTGTGCTTGTAGTGGTGCTAGACAAAGCCGTACTCTGTATTCCAGCATTTGTTGTGCTAGTGCTTGTAATTACTTTGCCAGACGCTTGTATTCTAGAAGCTGTGATAGAATCTATTATTTCTATATCTTGTACAGTAGCATCACTCACAAATATTTCATCATTTTCACTTTTTATCTCAATCAAACTACCAAAAGATAATGTGCCTAATTTTGGCACTATTATAAGATTAACTATATCAGGTGCTAATGAGTTCATTACATAAGTAGCCAACTCCGTGAAGTGAAATGTTTCGCCGAAATCCCAATTCTGTAAAGAAAAGTATCTATTAATGGAAGAAACAATTCTTACTTTTATATCATTATCATTTACAACTGCTTCGGGATTTTTCACCACCTTAAATATCGCTTGTAAATTTTCTCCTGCTTTAGAACCAAATAACACCTTATACTTGACTGGGTGGTATATTATTTCATCACTAATTGCTTTTACTTTATTAATTTCCGCACCGTACTGTTGGAACAACTCATCACTGCTTGGCGGCAAAGGAGCAATAGAAGTGTTTCCTGCTAAGAAAGATCTATACGCTGTATCGTAAGATCTTGTTAATAGATAGACGTCTATTATGTTAGAAGCACTTGGATCTATTCTGTTGCTCTCATTTGCACTATGAATGTAATGAAACTTAAGATCGCTTCTTCCTACAAACGCTTGATAATCACTTGTGAGATTAAGGACATTATTGTTTAACACCTTAAAGTTTTTCTGATCTTCTATGTAAAAAACTTTTCCATCAGTGTATTGTGAATAAGCACCTATTGCCGTTTCAGTTGGTACAATTGATATAGTGTCACCTTGTGCGTAATAATTAAATTTATTAAATCCTTGATTGCTACTTTCCTTTTTCAAAAATACATATTTTGTTGTAGGATTGACTAACGGATCAACAATCACGTCAAATATATCTGGATCATCTATTGAGCCATCATCATTTAAATCAAAAAATCCAACTTGAACTTTTTTGCTGTTTATATAGCCGTCTTGGTTTTTATAATCAGAAACAATTTCCCAATTAATATCATTATTAAATTGTGCTAGACTATCAGGCTTTGTGTTAAAATTCATTACAGATATTTTGTCTTTTACTAATTGTCCTGTTGCTGAATCATAAATTTTATTTTGACCATCAAAATAGAAACTTAATTCTGTATCACTTTCAAATATATATTTTAATCCCCTATTGGTCACTGTGTATTTTTCACCATCTGTTTCAAATAATATAAACCAACTTGAATCTAATTGATTACCTGTTACATCTCCAGTTTTACCATTACTAAACGCATCATTTACATTTAAGTTTTCATTAATAATGACACGCCAAATTCTGTTAACTTGATCATATCGTAATCCAAATGTTTTATAAGCAAATACCTGATCTATAATTTGTGATCTAACATCTGCTGTGATGTCTTTTACTAATTTAGGTTTAACTTCTTGTATAATACTATTAGCTGGTAGTACAGCATTAACAGTAATAGGCCCATCACCTGTTGTTGCGTCAACGGTTGTTCCTGATCCTGTTACACTTATAACTTTTACCCACTTATACGAAGTGGCTCCTTTTTTGTTGGCATCACTGGTTAGTTCTCCGTTACCTATAAAATAAAATCCTGTAGGCGGAAGGAATTTCAACAAAGCTCCCGGTTCAACGTATCTTAAAAATCCAGTAGTGAATGACCCTACTTGAAACGGCACTAGGTTTATATTTTCTAAAAGTCCAGTTGAACTATTAGCGGCTTTGGTTGATTGTTTCCAAGTTGCGTTTAAATCACTAACAATTATTTTCGCAAAGTTTCCAAGATAAAAATTTGTTGTGCTACGTTTTTGTATTATTGGAACAATTAAATTTTCTATGTTACCTTCAATGTCTGTTTGATTTGAGAATGTAAAAGATTGTTTTTCGTCAAATGCTTCTTTATAAATTACTCCGTCACTACCGTAAAGATTAGTGCTAGAATACTTTCCTGTAACATCTTTCAAATCAAAATATCTGCTGATACCACTCGACACTCTGTTTGTAGATTTTACTTTTACTATTTCCTGATTTGTTGACGAAGGATAAACGTTGTAGTCTTCACCTGTGATCATTCTATTTTGTGTGTAATAGGTCTGTGGTGCGTTTGCTCTTATACTTTGGCTTGTTTCACTTTGTGAAGCATTTGTGACACTTGATTTAAGTTCCAAACCTAAAGTAAGAGTTTCTGTAGTACCAGATCTGCTTGTGTAATCTAATGCCACTTGTACATCTGTAATTTCTTCTGGTTTAATTCTTAAAGATCTATTTGAACTTGTTCTGTAAAATACTTGGAATTGTCCACTAGGTGAATTTCCAAAAGTGCCGTCCGCAAATATTAAACTTATTTGATCGTTTGCTCTTGTTTGTACAACATAAAAATCTCTTACACTTTTGTTTACACTATTATAGATAGCATTGTTTCCTTCGGTCGCATCAACCTTGGTCCAAATTTTATCTAGTGTTCCTGAATTATCAAGTTTTGTTAACCATACATCTGTATCATTAATATTGTCTGCTTCTATTGTAATCCTTTGATTAGCTACAACATTGCCAACATCAAATACACTATTGTTTAAAGTTCCTTGTCTAAAATGACAGAAGTATCCTGTGTTGGAACTAGCGGCTCCTCTCCCATCTTCTCTGTACATAAATTGTAAAGCATTACCTGCTATAGGTGTTTCTTCGACTAAATTTAAAGTAGTTTCATCTATATCAGTTGACACTATTTCAAACTGAGCAGGCACTCCATTTACAGTTTTTGTAAATCCAAATACAGGAACATCAGTTGTATTTTGATTTAATCTGTAAGCCTGTGTTAGTACACCATTAATACTTCTTGATTTTCTTGGCTTTCCAATTGTGTTGTTATTTGGAAGTGCTGAATTTAACACTCTTCTAAATTGTTCTGACCAATTTGAATTACTAGGATCATTCCATATGATAGTTTGATTTTGTAAATTAGCTCCATTACTATCTACTATGGATTCAGTAGTAGAAACAGTATCAAATTTTAAAAGCCCATTTGCGGCTCTGTTTCTTCTTGGATTATATGAAAGCAGTCTTGCCAGTCTTAATACAGACTCACGTCTTTCAGCAAGTTCTAAAAAGTTTTCTCTTGAGTTTAGGTCAACTCTATAAGAAATATTCTGGCCTAAAAATGCTATAATATCTATTAAAGCTAAAAACTCTGATGTTTCAATGTAATCATTAAAGTCCTCAGGATAATTGTTTCTGAGGTATGTGATCATGACTCTTCTTAAAGAGTCAAAATCATAACTTTTAAATTCTGCGTTGCGAAAACTTTGGTACACTTTTGACCAATCTTCAGCAAGTAACAGTCTATTTTGTCTATCTGTGGACGACATTTAGTTTCCTTAAATTCTTTATAAATGTATTTATTATATAGAATTATATGACCACTTAATTCTTTAACTTGTTAGGCCGTTTGCTTTGTCAAACTGTAGTCTAAGCTGTTCACTTATGTTATATGTGAGATACTGTAATGTACATTCGACTTGTAGTCCACTTTCAAACTCAGTGACTGAAACACCACTTGCCCTTACTCTTGGATCATAATTTACTATATTAGTTACATTTCTTGTTATTGCGTCTATCAATTCTCGTGTCAAAGGCTCATACAGTGCATCCCAAATAATACATCCAAATCTTGGATCTGAGAGCTTTTCTCCTTGTCTAATATTGAAATGATTGAGGAGATCCTGTTTGATTAGTCCAAGGTCGTATTGCTGAAAGCTGTTGTTTTCTGGATTGACCGTGCTAAATCCTCTGTAAGCCTTTTGTCTTACAGGTAATTTAGGTGCTTTTGCTGTTTTGATCTTTATTTCTTTATACAAGTCTGCCATAATAATATTTATTCGTTTGCGAATACCGTGGTTTGTGTTGTACTTTTTATCTTAGCATCACAATCATAAGTATCACCTATCCTACCAACTTCTAGATCTTCGGCAAAAACATTAGGACTATGTGTGACTAAAGGCGTGCCATAAACTGGAGGACAATGTGTGTGTGGTTCGTTGAGATCTGTCTTTCTATGTATGCCGTGTCCAGCAACAAATACTGTTGAACTACCTGTGTCTGTAAGTATGTCGCCAGGAGCAACACAGATTGGGTGTACTGTATTTACTATATCTCCTGATCCTACTTTTCTAGCTATTAATGGCATTATCTTACCTGCATGACTCCTCCGCCGTGTGCTATCGGTGTTGGCGGTGTTATAGATGCTAACGGAGTCAATTCTCCTTTCTTAATTCTTTGGTAGTAGCTTTTTCCTGTTTCTATTCTTTCAGAAGTTTTACTTCCTGTTCTGTCAGCATATCCAACAGCATTTTTAAATTGAGAACCTAAAGAAGTAAAGTTTGTAGTTGACCAAGTTATAAATCCAGCCTTTTCTCCTTTTGTCAAATATGCCACTGCTAATTTACAAGCGATAGACGGATCATTGGCTAATTCAGGATTACTGTAAATGTCTGTGCCTATCAATCCGCCATATGTTTTGTAGTTGTCTGTACCCGTTAATTGTATCAAACCTCTACCTCGATATGTCCAACCATCTCCTGTTTCTGGGGGACCGTTGCCCATTCTATTTCCATATACAACACTTGCTATTTGTACTGGTTTTCTATGTAAAGTTTCTGAAAGTGCTGTTCCACCTTTTTTACTAAACATTTTAAATGTTGCTCTCATACCAGCGGCACTATAATTCATGTTTTCACTCTTTGGTATAAAATTACTTTCATGTTTTATTTGAGCACAAGCCATTGCTATTGCTTCGCCTGCTCCGCCAGGAGTAGCACCACTATTAAGTGCCTTGGCTGGATCAAGTCCTAATGACTTGATTAATTCACTAATGAAGAATCTTGTCATATCTTCAACATTGACAGGATCGTTTGGTTGGGTGCCTTTGGTTCCATCATTATTTGTTTGAAATATTTTACTTGTATCAATTGATTCTGGTTCAGCATCTCCTGCTCTGAATACTCCTGAAGTGCTATTTCTTTCAGGCATGTCTGATTCTTTTTCCAAAGGTGGATTTTGGCTCCTAATTTCAGGTGCTGGTGAATTTATACTGTCCGTTTCGCCTGGTGTATGAGCAGAAGGATTATAACTTTCGTGTGAGTTCCAAGGCTCATGTTGAGGAGTTCTTCTTGGTAGTAATGCTAACACGGCATCTGATGCTCTTGTAGCATCGGCCGTAACTCTTTGATTGGCTATAGGACTTCCGTTCTTATCTAAAACTTGGTCAGCATCGTCAACTGGTTCATTGGTAGCAGGCTTGGTAAATGTATCACCTATTGAATCTGCTGTATCTGAAGGATCTGGAACTTGAGCAGGACTGTTCATATGTATTTGTGAAGCCTGTTCTCTGTGTACATCAACTGATAGAATTTGTGTTTTACCTCCAGCATCTAATTTATTATCAGTGGCACTTTTTATTTGCGTATTAGCACCACTTGTAAATTTATTATCTCCTACAGTATTTAAATTAAACGCTCCATTTACTGTTTGTCTATAATCGCCAACAACCTTAGAATGAAAGTTTTGATTTATTGCTATGTGTCCATCTAAAGTAACCTGTAAATTATAATCTCCAGTAATTGTTGATCTGTGTGTTCCTTCTATTTGAACGTCTTCATCATTACCAATTGCTTTTTGTCTATTTCCACCGATCTTTAAATCTTGATTAATTGCTACATACTTGGTATCATTTTTAAGTATTCTTACATCATTGTTTTCCGCAACCTTTACTTTTTTATCTCTCAAAGCTGTAAGATTAAAATCTCTACCTGCTAGTATATTGATATCTCTATCAGCAGTTATGTTTAAATCTGTTTCAGTCCTTATGTTTATACTATCACTACCATAGATATCAATTTTTCCATTAGAAGTCATTTCTAACCAAGCACTACCTTGTGCGTTTGCTATGTAAATTATATCTTCTGAATTGTGTAATAGAATCTGATGTCCTGTTCTAGTTCTTAAACGAATATGTTCATTGAAAGGTATTTCTGTTTTTGCTTTATCAATATTTTCAGGAACAGCTTCTACATCGTAGTATTTTGCTCCTGTAGATCCTGCTTGGCCTGCTCTCAAAATAGCAGGGTCTCCATCATCCATTACAAAACTAGAGCCTCCTAATCTACTTCTAAAATATTCAATGGATTGACCTTTTTCTCCATATGATCCTTTAGGTGCTCCGTTTCTTCTGTCAAGAGGTCCAGGAGTATTCCAACCGTAAACATTATTAGGTATATCCCTCCTAGCACTTGATGTAGTCTGTCCCCTAATAGGATCTTTAAGTAGTCCTTGTGTAGAAAGAGCTCCGGCGAACAAAGGATTATGCGGTCTTTGATAACGATCAGGATCATTTCCTTTATGCGGTAAACTTTTATTAAATTCACCTGTAGGTAATCTCCTACCTTTTAGATCATCCGCCAAATCATCTTGATAGATTAATTCTGCTGGCGAAGTTGGTGTACTGCCTGGAACCATATGATTCATAAATTCATCTTGTAAGCATCCTATCCAATAACATTGGTTAGGTTGGTTTTCAACAAATATTACCAGTACCTTTGTTCCAGGGTCTGGTGGTACTGCCCAAAATCCATAACTTTGCTGGGTTGCCGCATATTGTTTATTACGTGAATTAGAAGCGTTGTCGTTCACACCGTAAAAAGGACTACAGTAATAGGCTGTGAATAACTGTCCTGGCGGAAATAATTCTTGTCCACCAGCATTGGTATATGATAATAATTCTACTCTTAATGCTCCCATCCTTTTGGGATCAAGATGATTAACAACTTTAGCAACAAAAGGACCGTTGGTAAAATTTTTATCAGGATTTGCTCCAGTTGATCTTTTTACTTCGTTAGACACTATAAACCGCCTCTAATTCTACCAGCTTGATTCAAATCAGTTTTTTTCTTGGTTATTTCATAATCTGCTTGACGCATTTTAAATTGTGCAAAATCAGCTTTGGTCATTTGTAAATATTTCTTGTACTCAGCAAGTTCTCTTAGTTCTGGTGGTGGACCTGATCCGTTAAGATCTGCTAAAGCTACAGCCAATGCCTCGGGGTCCTCTGCGGCTTTAGCGGCATCAATGGCCGCTTGACGTCTTTTCTTAATAGCAAATATTTGTTCTTTGATTTTAGTAGCATTATCATATGACTCTTTGGCATATTGATTCAATCTTCGCACAAGATTTAGTTCATTCGTAAACACATTACCTCTAAAAGAATTTGTTACTGATATCACTTGATATAATCCACTAAATTGTTCGACATCAGATAATCCTTTTGCTGTTGGTGATCCTGTATCAATATCAAAAGGAGTTCTAAAATTAATTATTATATCAACTTGGCCATTAGTATGATTCATGGACCCGTCCGCATTGATGTTTATGTATGGCGTATCAGATGAAAAGTAATTTCCTGCTCCACTATCATGTAAAAAGTATAAGTCTCCTAGTATGGTCATGTCAGCGGAAATCAAATCCGCTGGACTGTTTATTAGAGCGTCTTGGAATGCCCTTGCTACTCTTACCGCGGGTGACTCCTGTACTGCTCCCCTAGTCTGTTCTCCCACTTGAGTGTCATTTATTATATTTGCCATTCTAACTGTTTTAGTATTTTCGCTAGTAATGTTAGACGAGTCTTTTGAACTTACAGGAGCAACTGTTAATTTTTTACCCACTTCTGATGTTTGATTACTAGCATTCCTATTCATAAAATCATTGGCAATGCTTGTAAAAAATGCTTGTTTGAAACTAATATCAAAATTTAAAATATCTGTATTTTTTCCTGTGTATATATAATCATATTCTTTTACTGCTTGTTTCTTGAGGTATTCATAACCTGGAGGAGGATCATTAGGCATCATAAACACTGATTGATGTATCCGAGCAGGTACTACATTATAAACAAAAATTTTAGGATATCTGTTTAGTTTTCCTTCAGTCTGTGGAGCGTCTAACACATAAGTTTGAACTTCGATTCTAAACCAATCTACCATTCCAAATTCATCTGCCGCCAATTGTCCTTTGTTAAGCAATCCTTTTCCAAAATCACTTATCAATACAAGTTCTTCAATTATCCTTTGTATCTTAGTACCGCCTTTGAATTGTATTGTTCTTTTATTAGGATCGATTACTGTTGCTCCCCTGTGTAATAATTTTGCTTTCTCATTGTATGCGAAATTACTCAAACCAAAATTTGCCGTGCCTGCCTGTAAGGCTCCTTCAGTAAACATAGCAGTCTTACCTATTTTGTTTGTAAAATCAGCAGTCATAAAATCTGTTTTAATTTTTTCACTGAGATTATTTCTTTTTACACTAAAGCCTAATCTATTATCAAGAAAATTCTTTTTGATCATGTCAAGTTTCATTCCTCTACCGCCACGCTGTCCTTCGAGAAAATCATACATGCTTGTGTAACTGTTTTCTACACTTTCCAATGCCGCGTCGACATCATAATCTCTTCTGTCTTTTAGATCGCCCATCAACGCTGAATTATCAACGTCTGGCAAATCTCTACCCATTTGGCTTTTTGCTATTTCATTAGGAAATAAAATAATAATTTCATCTGGTTCATATTTGCTTTCAGCTTCGTTACTGGTTACTAATTTGTTTGTATTAACCACTGATGCTAAACTGTTGACTCCTGTTTGGCATATTTCCTGAATAGTCCTACCGCTTATAGAAATGTTGCTTGGTATGCTTTGATTTTGATCTGTCAATGCTTCTTCATTAAATGGTATGCCTAAGACTTGATATCTAGATCCGCTACCAGAGACATCAAAAGATATATCATATATTTTCATAGCAAATTGTCTACTTGCTTCTTTCCTTGGATAAGTTCCAGGATATACAGCAGAATCTCGGTATCCTATTACATCAAGTTGTAACAAATATGGACATTCCAAATAATTTGTGTAACCTGCTTTCATCGCAGTAAGTTGTAAATGCTGTAGAAATTGTCCCATGCTATAAGGTTCTGTGACTTCAAATTCTATATTAAATGCTGTGGTAATTCTTGATTTTGGATTAGGAGCCACTATGCTGTTGATCTCAACGTTGTCTATAAAATATTCTGTATTGTATCCGCCATTTTTTAATTCTAATTCTGTCATTGGTCTAGCAGGCATTGGACCTGTTGGACTGCTTACTGCTCCAGGAAAGCCTCCCATTTTTATAACAGTTTGTTCGACCCTTGGCCCTTTCTTTTTATAAGTTTCGTGTGGAAAATTATATTCATCATTACTCAATGCCGCCAGTGTCCAAAGATAGTTAACTGAAACGTACTTGTCTAAACTATTCGTCCTTCTAGGAAGAAAAAATTGATTGGCTTGGTAATTAAAACTGTCATTTTGATATTGTGTTTTAGCATTCAATATTTGATTCATTTCGTTTTCTGTTAGTTCAGCTGTAGCATTACCATCCTCATCTTCACTGTATATTGATGTATCGTATCCGTTCGGAATAAACTCAGGGGCACCTTCCGAAGCATCACCTACTGTAGCAGATTGTGATTTACTTCCTGTTGTTGATTTCTTGACATTGTTGCTGTCAGTTTTAGATACTGTGTCTTTCTTTTTTGTTTTTTCCTCAGTATCTGTAGATTGGGTATCGTCGCCTGTAGTATTTTTTTCTTCTGGCTTTATGAATTTTTTTGTCCCTACTACTATGTCAGCATAGGTATATGGTTGTTCAGACACTTTTTACTCCAGTACGTCTTTTACTTTAGAAGGATTTGGCAAATAAATGGAAGTACCGGTTGATATATCATAAATGAAATCTTCAATTATGTCCATATTCCTTTGTCCAAATATCCACCATAAATCTTTATTACCATAGTAATCATAAGCTAACAGATCTGGTCTATGATTATATTGAGGTTCAATGGTATAAAGTTTATCATCCACAAAAGCGGGAATAGGTCTAATTGATAACAAGTCTAACGTGCCATCAATTTTAAATTCTGTATCTTTATAAGGACTTGTCATTAAATATATCCTTTACCTAAGGTATCTCCATTTACAAACTTACCATAATTAAACTTGGATACTTTCATTCTACTGTAGATTGGTTGTACTGTAACAGTAAACTGTGATTCAGAAGGTGCCCAACCTACTGACATGCCTGCTTTCTGTTCAGCAATAGATGCTCCAGCGTCTGAAAAATCAATAGGGTTAAAACCTGTTGCTATATAGTCAACCTCATTGGGCATGTCAACTGTAAAGTTTACAATAACACAAGGTACTTTGTTGAATACGTAATCACCATAACCACTGAGCTCAACAACTGGAGGAGGATTACCTCTACCGTCATTATCTGCTCCATGTTGCATTTTTGTTACTGTTCTTAAATAATGTAGACAAGCTACCCAATAACTGGCTTCTAAACCGTTCTGGCTATAAAACTGTCCAGTAATAACCAACTGATCCACTTGTGAATTCTGATAAGCAAAAAAAGGATAATTATTATGTATAGGAGCCACTTGATTATAATTTGCAGAGTGACTCAATATAATAGTAGGAGTATAAGGAAACATCATTCCTCCCGTGTTAACCAAAGGCTTCATTATTTCTGATTCGGCAAACTTTTTAGGTAAACTTAATTTTACACGCCAATCTCTATCTTCAACGGTTGATTGTCCCCAATATGCCTGTGTAGGTGAAGTGCCTAATTCAGGATCGCCGCCTTTCAAAAACTTAGATCGAACATCGCCAACAAGATTGTCACCACCTTCTGTTACGCCGTCGTATATGTCTTGGGCCATACCTTTCATAGATTGGTATAACGGTGATTCGGTTACCCAACTTGGAGCTTCAGCTGAAGCTGTGTTTTGTCCTTCACTAGCAAAGGCTGTTTTGCTTTTATCGACGGCTAAACTCTTTCCGTCCTTGCTTATTTTTCCGTCTTTAAAGTATGATGGCATTTGGTTATCTCCTTACTATTATTTAGTTGACAAAATTAACAGAGTATATTATAATGTGGTATGAACCTTGGAGAACCAATGAAAAGAATTAATTATTTAAACAACAAAGACATATTAGCAGAGATTCACAAGTCAAAATCTTCGTTTTGTAGCTTTACGGACAGCGATTATGCTGACTTTGATATAATATTACCTAGTGTGTCTAAAATAAATGTCCGCACAGTAGCAGAAGCTAAAAGGAACAAGGCAAAAAAATTACAGCAAAAAGCATTTGAAAAGGCAAAAGAAAGTGGTAAAAGAGTAAAATTAGCAGAATTTGCTATTGATTATAGAAAAATAGAAAAAACAGACGTAGTATTTAGGATTATGATGTATGATCATATTCCAGAAGAGCCCGGACGTAAGAAAAATCCAAAAACCATAGCAGATACAAAAACAAAGGTAAACTTTCCTCCGTTTCAACATTACAAATACAATGATCAAGGAGAACTAATTTGTGTTGGTAAGAGTCATTGGGAAGGAGGAATGGAGAACGGTAATTTTACCAAAGACGGCGGCAAGGTTACAAATAAACTTGCTCTAATGTGGATGAAACTATGTGATAGATATGCCACAAGAGGAAATGTAAGAGGATACACATACAATGATGAGATGCGTGGACAGGCAATACTCCAATTATCTCAGATCGGATTACAGTTTGACGAATCCAAATCTAATAATCCTTTTGCTTATTATACTGCGGCAGTGACTAATTCATTTGTAAGAGTTATTAATATTGAAAAACGAAATCAAAATATTAGAGATGACATTTTAGAAATGAATCATATGAATCCTAGCTACACAAGACAAGCTAAAGGAGAATGGGAGCGCCAACAACGTGATCATAATTTAGCTAACCAAAAAACTCAAAAAACTGATTGACAAACTTTTAGTTTTCTACTATAATGCTAGAGGAAGGATTGTATTTTGTTTAAAAAAGCGGCGGTTTTTACTGATATCCATCTTGGATTGAAGTCTAACAGTAAAGTTCATTTACAGGATTGTGAAGAATTTGTAGATTGGTTTATCCAAAAAGCAAAAGAAAACGGTTGTGAAACTGGAATATTTTGTGGAGATTGGCATCACAATCGTAATACTATAAACGTACAAACACTTGATACTACAACAAGGTGTTTAGAAAAACTAGGTAAGGCATTTGAAAAGTTTTATTTCTTTGCTGGTAACCATGATCTTTATTACAAGGACAAACGTGATATCTATTCGTTAGAATTTGGCAAACACATTCCTGGTATTACTTACGTAGATGAAATATTACAAGAAGATGATGTTGTTCTTGTTCCTTGGCTAGTAGGTGAGGAATGGAAACAGA